ATTAGCTTAACGGTAACGGGTAGTTCAGGTGCTTCGACTTACTCAAGTGGAACGGGTGTATTAAACATACCTACTTATACGCTTGCTGGTCTTGGTGGTATTACTGCAACCTTTCTAAGTGGTGGAACTGGTATTTCTTACAACTCAACTACGGGAGTTATTTCGTATTCGGGTACGGTTTATACTGATGCTTCGATTCGTGCTTTGTTTAGTGGCTCAACGGGAATAACTTACAACTCGACTACGGGTGCAATTTCTTATAGTGGCACGGTGTACACGGATTCTTCGGTTAGGGCATTAATTTCTTTGACAACAACGGGGGATAGTGGCGCATCTACTTACAACAATACAACGGGAGTAATAAACGTACCAAATTACACTCTTGCTGGATTAGGTGGTATTTCTTTGACTTCATTAAGTGGAGGCACGGGAATCACTTATAATAATACAACTGGTGCAATTAGTTATTCAGGTACGGTTTATACTGATTCAAGTATAAGAGCATTGATAAGTGCAAGTGGAGCAGTTTCTTATAATAATACTACGGGAGTTATTAGTTTGACAAGTGGTAATTTAACCGAAGCCACAAGTTCAGTTTTAACAATTACGGGAGGAACGGGAGCAATTTTAGGAAGTGGAACTTCTATTCAAGTTAAGCAAGCAAGTTCTACGGTTTCAGGATTCTTATCAAGTACGGATTGGAATACTTTTAACGATAAGGCAAGTGCATTAAGTGGAACAACTGGTTATCACGCTAAATTTACTTCAAGTACTGCGATTGGGAATAGTGCTTTATTTGAAAGTGGGGGAAATTTATTATTAGGAACTACAACTGCATCAGGTTTTGATAAAGCTTTAGTATTTAATTCAGCTACAAGTACATCAGGTTTGTTATTTCAACTTGCTGGAGTTGATAAAGGATTTGTATATTCTGGAGGAGGAGAATTATATTTAGGTTCTAATTCTAATAATATTTTATTATATACTAATGGTTCTGAACGTATGCGAATTACTTCTACTGGCCTTGTAGGTGTTGGAACTACTACGCCAGGTAATTTATTACATATTTTAAGTGCTGCTGGAACTCAATCAGTTATACAAATTGGTCAAACTGCAAGAGGTACTGCCGTTATTGGTATGCAAGCAGCGTCTTCAGTGCCTGCTAATATGGTTATTGGTACTGACGTTACTGGTAATATTATTTTTAAACAAGGAATCACTACTAGCGATTTAAGTACTGGTACCGAACGTATGCGAATTACTTCTGCTGGCAACGTAGGAATTGGAACGACTTCGCCAAGTGCAAGACTTAATGTAAGCGGTATAGATAGTGGAACTTCTATAAGACTTGACCATACTTCATCTTATAGTATGCTTTGTGGTTATATTAATGGAGCTTCTTTAATTGCAATGGATAATTTATCAGGCTCATTAGCATATTATTTAGGTGGCTCTGAACGTATGCGGATTACGAGTGGGGGAAATATTCTTATGGGTACAGCTACTGACAACGGAGAACGTTTGTATGTATCAGGTGCAATCAGAGCAACCGGTACAATTACTTCTAACTCTGATATTACCTTAAAGAAAAACCTTTTAAAAATTGAAAATGCTTTAGAAAAAGTAGAGCAAATAAACGGATATACTTACGAATTTAAAGCAGATGATTCTAAGCGCCACGCTGGAGTTATTGCTCAAGAGATTCAAACGGTTCTTCCTGAGATTGTAAATAAAGGAAACGATGGTATTCTTGGAGTTGAATACGGAAATATATCTGCTTTATTAATTGAAGCGATTAAAGAGCAACAAACACAAATCAAAGAGTTAAAAGCATTATTGAATAAATAGATGCCATTACAAGGAAGTGGGGCAATGTCTTTTGCCGATGTGTACAATGAAATGACGGGGGAATCTTTAACGAATCCTCCTATTTCTATTACGGCTGCTGAACTTGGTCAACTTCAAAACTCAAGTGGGCAAACAATCCCCTTAAATCAATATTACACTCCAAGACCTGACGGCAGTCTACCAACGGTATTTCCGACTGAATGGTATTTATATTGTCAACGATGTAACCAACCTAATCCATATTTAACGATTAGCAAATCGGCGCCTACGGGTGGGAATCTTAATCAAGCATATTCGTATTACTTAACTATTGTAAACAATGGCACAACGGCAACGACTGCGCCTATTCAAATATCTGATTATTTTCAATACGGATTAAATTTTATTACTCATAGTGGAGATGGATGGAATATAACCGTTCAGCAAGTTTCAATCGATGTTGGTAAATTCTCTTATAATGTTTTTGGAACTTATAACGGTGTTTTGCAACCAAACGGAGTCTTAGTACTTCAGTTAATTGTTAATCCAGTTATATCGACAACGTATTATAATTATGCAACGGTATCGGGTGGAGGCGAAGCGATTTCTAAGACCTCAAATACAACCACTACTTTAATAGGTGGCGCAGAAACTTGGACAAGTTCAGTCACTAAAAGATTAGTCCGTACAATTCAAAAGAATGACTGCGGGGAATACGGAGTAGGCTCATATCAAGAAGTTTATTCGCCTTTTTTTACGGCTACTTATACAAGTTCAATAAGTCAGGCTGATGCCGATACTAATGCAAATAATCAGGCAACTGCATTATGTAACCAATGGCTTGATGCTAATGGGCAATCGGTTGCAAATCAATACGGGACTTGTGTTTACGGTTATCCTCAGATGACATTATCGAAATCGATGCCAGACTCATTTAATCTTAATCAATCGGGAACGGTAAGGATTCAAATGCGAATTTTGGCAAATGTGACAACTGGGCAAATTGTGATGTCAGATGTTTTGCCAAGTGGATTTGAATTTGTAAGTACGGTTGATATTCCAATTCCATTTAGTTTAACGGTTAGTGGAAAGACTTTGACTTATACAACTTCTACTTCATTACCAGTAGATTACTTTGCCGAGTTTGTATTTACGGTTAGGGCAATAACGGTTGGGAATTACACAAACTTTGCTTCTGCTTATGGAGGGAATATTTTAAATAATTATGCTCAAAGTAATACGGTGTCAACTTATGTATTTGGAGAGCCATCATTTGCTTTTTCAGTTGACTCGTTTAATGAAAATTTTAAATATCCAAGACCAATAACTGCAATACCTACGGATGAGGCTTATTATGTATATCGATTAACAATTGGAAACCAACCAAGTACTAATTCTTCTTTGGTAGCCATGCGAATTACCTTACCTAACCATTTAAGAATTGTTGACCACGTTTCAGTATTTATTAATGAAACTTATTTTTTTTATTCTCAAGGTCTTTTACCTTATGAATTGTTAATATTTCAACGTAGTAATGTAACCGTTCCCGTAGGACAATATATTTTTTATGTCAGGATAAATTTAGTTATTGATTATTATAGAATGTCTTCAATAGTACAACCCGTATCGGGAAGACCTTTTGATAATTTAATAATTAATTCAAATAGTCAAGTAGTTCCAAGAAGACAATTTACAAATTTTAAAGGTTTTGTTGGAGGGACTCAAGTACATGAAGATGAAAGGTCAATTGATTGGGCTAACAATTATCAATTTTTAGCAACGGCAACTTGTAGAGATACAAATCAAAACGTTATTGCCCCTATTGATACTAATGATTTAACTTGGGATTATGCGATTAATAATAGAACTCCCGTAAGTCAACAATTCCCATTGACTTACGATGCTGGAATAAATACTTTTACTGCCGTTGGTAATATGTATGCACCTAATCCAGTAAGAGATAATTTATTTGGTAATATAAATGTAGATTATCCATTTCAAACAAGTGGGACATTTTGGATAAGAATCTATTATAGAATTTTTCATAAAGGAAGGCATATTACTACTGCTTATGTTAATCCAGGTGATATTTGGTTTCAATTATTTGATTCAAGAGAAGATGTTTATGTTAATATATATGATAATGAGCCAAAGCTAAGAAATGTATTATTTAAAATAATACTTAATCCAAATGGAACATACAGATATTGGCCAGATTAATAAAATTTTGAATAATAGCTATTTATAATTGTAAACTAAACAAACAACCAAATGAAATTAGATTTTAACTTTGACTTTATCGGTCTTGATGACCAAGTTTTTGAGGGTGGTAATGCTGGTAAAATGTTAGCTGGCGCATTAGCCTCCGCATCTAAAGGAGATGCACTTAAATTTTGGGATTGGGCAAAGAAATTATTTAAAGGCGAGGTCTTAGATTTAGACAAGTCGGACCAAGAAACTTTAAAAGGATTCGTAAAAGATAGCGAGTCATTTACCGTTTTAGCGAAAGCGCAATTATTAGAGATATTTATTAAAGACTAATATGATAGTATTTATTGAGCCAGTTAAAGGAGTTAGAGAAATTGCAGACCGAGTAGAAATTAAGGTCGTTAATTATGCACTTCAAAATCCTGAGCAAACTTTGTATTTCAAATTGATGAGCCAATTTAATCCTATGATTGAAGAAGGCAACTTGATTATACCTGAGCCAATCGTTGCTCAATGGGGAGTTGATGACTCGTTCATTGTTAAATGGGCATTAGAAACATTAGGCTTAGAAGAAAAGAAAATCGTTCCAGTACAAGAAGAAGAAGTATTGATTGAAGAGGAAGAAGAAGTATTGGTTGAAGAGGAAGAAGAAGTTGCACCTGAAACTGATGGCGAATAATGAATGATTGGGAGGAGATAGTAATACCAGGAATAACGGGATTATTTGGTTCTTTAATTACTTGGTTATTTGGCAGAAAGAAAGAAGGAGTTGAGGTACAATCGACTGAAATTACTAATGTTCAAGAAGCTATTAAAATTTGGAGAGAGATGGCAACGGATTTAAAAGCAGAGGTTGCCGACTTAAAAGATAAGGTCGAAAGTTTAACTACTGAGATTCATAATCTACGTTCAGAGAATGTAGAACTAAGAGCAAAATTAGATGAAAGTCAACCAAATAAGCCCAAAAGGACTAAGCCTAATAAAGAAGTTTGAGGGAGTTAAACTCAAGCCTTACTTATGTCCAGCTGGCATACCGACAATTTCAATCGGTTGCACCTATTACGAAGATGGAACTAAAGTCAAAATGACTGATGCACCAATAAGTGAAGCAAGAGCAACGGATATATTCTTAAATGTAATTAAACATTATGAAAGGAGCGTTGACTCATTTTGTCGTGATGACATTAATCAAAATCAGTTCGATGCCCTTGTATCGTTTTGCTATAACGTGGGCGCTGGCGCTTTAAAGAAAAGCACATTATTAAAGAAAGTCAACGCTAATCCAAATGACCCTTTAATCAAGTTAGAATTTTTAAAATGGAATAAAAGTGGAGGCAAAGTTCTTAACGGACTTACCTTGAGAAGACAAGCAGAATCTGAATTATACTTTTCGTGAAAAAACTACTCATCGGTTTGCTAATTGCAAACTTTTTTTATTCTTGTAAGCCAACTAAATCGGTTAATATCATAACTGAAAAGATTCGTATTGATACAATTCGTGACTACAAAGTAATTACTAAATATGATTCGGTCCACGATACGCTAACCATTGCGAATCCTTGTGATTCTACGGGCATACTGACACGATTTTATTCTAAAATAACCGTTCCTCAGGGTCGCATAATTATAAGGTCTTACAAGGGCAATATTCAAGCCACGATTAATATAGATTCTATTGAAAATGTCTATCAAAATTTGTATGCTTCTACTTTGTCAACCGATAAATTAATATCTAATAAAGAAAAAGTAACGAATATTATTCCAACTTGGTGTATCTTAACCATTATTTTTCAAGGACTTATAATCTTTGGTTACTTATATTTAAGAATATTTCATGTATAAAATAGATATTGAGCCAGTGGAGAAGCCAAAATCAAGAGCAAAAGATTTACTCGATACCATGATGGATGTAATGGAGAACATCGAACACGTTGATGATGCTGCTTACGTTTTACGAATGAAAGTGCTAAACAATATCGAATTTTTAGTCGATGTTTTAATGGAAGAATATGAACAAGGACGATAAATTAGTTAAGATTAAGGAACATTTCTTTTCAAAAAATCTTAGCAAAACGGATTTTTACAATTCATTTTATGAAATGTATGGATATAAAAGTCCAAATTCATTAAGGAAATTAATGAGCCAATACAATATTTTGGCAAAGGATAGGTCTTTGCAGGCAGTTAATCAAGAGATGCCACCAGTAGTCGTAAACTATAACCTCGATACTTTGGACAATTTTGGGATTGAAGATAGCATTGGCAAAGAATATGTATCGGCTAAATTACCTAACCACTTAAAAAAAGTCGGAATCTTATCTGACATTCATTTCCCTTATCACGACTTGACTGCTTTGACTTGCGCTATTAAGCATTTAAAGGAGCAAGAGATTGATTGCTTGTATCTTAATGGAGATATCCAAGACTTTTATTCTATTTCCAGGCACGAAAAGGAAAAGGATATGAGGGATTTTAAAAGGGAAGTCGATATGAATCGGGATTTCTTGCAAAGGCTTAGGGATATATTTAGAAAGATTCCAATTTATTATAAGTTAGGCAACCATGAAAATCGATTCGCCAGGTCATTACAATTACAAGCTGAGGAGTTTGCTCAGTTGCACGATTTACAATTTGATATATTTTTTAGGTTAGATAAATTAGGCATTACGATGGTTGAAGATTGGCAGGGTATGGAGATGGGCGATTTGCTTGTTGGACACGGACATGAATGGTATGGAGCTGGAGGGATTAACCCATCTCAAAACTTGCTAAATAAAACCCTATGCAATACTCTTATAGGACACGTCCATAGAACGAGTTTTACTCAGCGTAAAACAAGTATGAAGCAATTTATTAATACTTACACTACTGGTTGCCTAACGTTGCTTAGTCCTAAATATATGCCTTTCTCACATCACAATCACGGAATGGCTATTGTCGAGATAGACAACGGCAAAAGTATGGTGCATAATATTCAGATAAGAGAAGGTAAAATAATTAAATAGTATTATATTTGTTTTTTCATAGTTAAATTTTTTGTTAAATAGGTTTAAGTAAATGAAATCCCTACTGGTCATATCGGTGGGGATTTTTGTTTTATATGACCGTTAAATAAATAATTATAATAATTTTATAAAAAGTTTTTTTATTTAAAATAATAGGTATATATTTGTCTCAACAAAAACAAATAATAAACTTAAACCAATCAAAAAATGAGAAATTCAACAATCGATTCAACTCACGGTTCACCTTATGATAGAGGAAGTGCAGATTCTTATTATAGAAGACCTAAATTTCCACACAAGTGGCCTGAAGGAACTGGTAACGGAGAAATGGTTATATTAACCGACCCAAAAGAAATAGAAGAATATTTATTAGGGTACGAAGAAAATCAAGATTTTAAAGAGTGGTAAAAAATATAACCCGAGCCGAAGCGGATTCTTCGGCAATCTTAAACCAACAATCAAATGAAAAAATCAATCGAGTACATCAAAGACTTTTACCAAACTGACCGAGAAGGTTTATTTGGTAGTATTGCAATCGCAATATTTTTTTACTTCCTATTGTTTCATATTATTCCAATCATCTACTAATATGATAAAGTATAAAGCAAAATTTCAAGACGAAGCTGGGTTCTATCATTGTACCTGGTTTTGCGAAGGACTTGAAGACTTTTGGTCTAAAGTCTATCGTGAAGAAAGAGTTTACAAATCAAAATTTATAGAGTTAAACCAAGACTAAAAATGGAAAACAAATTAGCAGAAATTCAAGCAAAGGTTAAAGCACCTAAAGGACAATTTAATTCATTCGGTAAATACAACTACCGAAGTGCTGAAGATATCCTTGAAGCAGTCAAGCAAGTAGTTAATCCGATGGGTTATTCTATTACGATTTCCGACACGATAATTAACGTGGGCGATAGATATTATATCAAAGCTACTGCGACTCTCTCAAACGGCAAGGAAACGTGGTCAACGGATGGATATGCAAGAGAAGAAGAAAGCAAGAAAGGAATGGATGGCAGTCAAGTTACTGGGGCGAGCAGCTCATATGCTCGAAAATATTCATTATGTGGATTATTTGCTATGGATGATACAAAAGATTCGGATGCAACCAATACTCACGGAAAAGATGAGGCTGTTGGATTACAATTTTGGAAAGAACAAGTTGACCAATGTAAATCAATAGAACAATTAAATGAATTTTGGTCTAAATGGCAATCAGATATTAAAGGCAATAAAGATATTATCAGTTTATTTTCAACTAAAAAATTAAGTTTCACAATTAATCAATAATCAAATGAGCAAGTTAGTAAGCATTTCAATTAACGTAGATTTGTTAGACAAGTCTAAATTGTACAAGGGTAAGAAAGGTACTTACCTAAACATCAGCGGATTCTTAAAAGAGGATGCTGACCAATACGGAAACTTCGGTTTCGTAACGCAAGACGGAGTTAAAACTCCCGAAAGTAATGCTCCTATCTTGGGCAACTTTAAGGTAAAAGGAACGGAAGGATTAAACACTCCAGTTTCAAAGCCAGCGCCAGTATTACCAATACAAGGTCAGCCAAGTGCTGAGTTAGTTAATGACGATTTACCTTTTTAATCATGGAAGAAATACAATTTAATCCACAACAATTCGAGATAGGTTTATTCGGTCATAATCCAATCTTAGACATGAGCAAGGCTCAGATTAATCACTTGGTTCATTTGATTAACGAGGGCATCAAGGAAGGGGGCAGAGACATTAAGTCTTTGCTTGCCATCGCATCGAAGTATCAGTTGCTATTTGCTGAACTTGAGAAGACTTTAAAAGAGCAAGCAGTCGATGAATTACTTAAATACGACAAAGGTCGATTTGAAGTTCATAATGTTGAGATGCAAGTGGCTGAGGTTGGAACGAAATACGACTTTAGTGCAACCAAGCAATGGTTTGATATTCAGGACCAAATCGATGAGTTAAAAGAAAAGCAAAAGGAAGTCGAGAAGTTTTGTAAAGGAATCAAGAATAAGACTATTACGGTAGATGAGGAAACGGGCGAATCGTTTGAGTTCTATCCACCAGCTAAATCAAGTACAACATCAATTAAAAAAACAATACTATGATGATTAAAATAAAGAAAAATATTATACATCAGGCGGTTGCCGATAGTTTAAACAAGAAAGGTATTTTACCTTTTAGCGCAAGAGAATGGAACGTTCAGAATGTTCAGCAAGTAGTCTACTGGAATCTTAGGAATAAAGAGAACGGATACATTAAGTACCCTGAAGTAATGCGAGAAGTTCAAATGATAGCTAAACAAATGCAAGATGAAAAATCAAGGCAAATCCAATAACTCAACTGAAACGGCAGAATTTCTCACGATGATAGGCATCGTGGGAATCATTGCCACTTGGATATTTTATTTAATTGTAGACCTAATAAGATGAAAGAATTAACGTTTAACCAATGGCAAGACCATTTGACAAAAGAGTTAAAAAAAGATTATAAGAAATTATATCAAACATCTAAATTTAAACCAAATGAAAACAAGTTTCAAAAAATACCACGAATCCAATCCCCAAATATACCAGGAGTTTAAACGTTTAGCATATCAACTAATCAATCGAGGATACATTAGACTTGGAGCAAAGCAAATATTCGAAGTCATTCGATGGAATACAATGGTCGAAGGGAATGATAGGTACAAAGTCAATAACAATTTCACTTCTGACTATGCTAGGTTATTTGAATCAGAGCATCCAATATATTCAGGATATTTTTCAAAAAGACTTTGTAAATCGGTTTAGTTTTTTTATATTTGTAAGCGGATACGTTCTCACATCATAGTATCAAAGGTCTTAAAATGCCATCATTTAATGAAATCGAAGTGAGAACCGATTGATTTATTTGGTGGCTTTTTTAATTAAAAAAAATGGGTAAATTAATTATTAAAAATAGGTACGGAACAATACCTAATGATTTGCTGAATAGCATTCATATTTCATTTAAGGCAAAAGGGATGTATGCTTACATTCAATCAAAGCCTGACAACTGGGAGTTCTCTGCAGAACGTATTTCAAAGCAAGTAAAGGAAGGCTTACCAAGTGTAATATCTGCTTTAAAAGAATTGGAAAATTTTGGTTATTTAGCACGAAATAGATATCAAAATAATAAAGGTTTTTGGGTAGTTGATTACCTACTATACGAAATTCCTATTGAGGAAAACCTAATAACAGGAAAACCTAATGAGGAAAATCCTAATATAGGAAAACAATCAAATATTAGTAATAATGATTATAGTAAACAAGAAGATAATAATTATACTAATAATAAAGAAAGAGTAGTGAAAGACAAACAAATTTCTTTTTATGATATGGTTACTATGGTTCAATCTGAAATAGGAGATGAATATGAAAATTTTGTTTCTTATTGGATGGAAGCTGATAAAAAAGGTAAACCAAGATGGGAGTCAGAAAAGTTTTTTGATATTAGTCGCAGAGTAAAAACTTGGATGCAAAACAAAACTAAATTTAACAATAATGGAAATACAACTGAGAAACTCGGAACAAGTGCCGCAAGAATGGAAGCCTTACGGAAGTGGTAATGCAATAGCAATACAACAAGCACAAAGCGCCATTGCTTTACGTGTAAGGAACGAAGAAGATATAAAGCAAGCATTACGTTACACAATGGTTTTAGTTGGCTTAAGAGGAAACAATTTACCAACTGAAGAAGAAAAGGTTGTATTGACTAATTTTGTTAAGTCTAATTTTGGAAATAATACTTGCGAAGAAATAAAGATTGCTTTTGAAATGGCAGTTGCTGGCAAGTTAAATGTCGATGCTAAATGCTATGAGAATTTTTCTTGTGAATATTTTGGTAGGATTATGAATGCCTATATTGAATACTCAAAAGAAGAAATTAAAAACTTACCTAAACCAATAGAGCCAGTGAGAGAAAAGCCAAGTGACCAAGAATTAAAGAAGCAAGCGATTGATACTGCTAATGAATATGCAAATCAAATAAGGTTTTGCGAGAAGAACGATAAAAAGTTTACGTTTATCGCTGGAGGTTTGTCAATTCTCTTTGATTACCTGGAGCAATTTAAGATTCCAACGATATCAAAAGAAGAACGAATTGAACTTTGGAATAAATATTCTATCATTCAGGATATTGAAGAAAGGAAGATGCACTGCAAAACTCAAGGTTATATTAAATTTGTCAATAGTTTAGTTACATTTGATTGCTTTATTGATAATGATGGAACTATTAAACCAAACGAAAAATGAAAAGAAAAATAATTTACATTACTGCAATAGCATTAATTAGCTATGCTTACTATTATGCTTTGAAAAATAAACAGACAATACAAAAAAAATCAGAGGCAAAAGTAATATTCGGAATTTCCGAATTTGAGGATATTTATACGGATACGATAGATTTACGGTTATACACAAGTCACGGAAGATTAAAAAATAATAATTAAAGCTATGGGAAATATTCTAAGTAAAATTGTTCAAGACAAAAAGCAAAAAGAAAGGAAAGCATACGAGGATAAATTATTTCTGGAAAATTGTTTATTGCCCGATTATATGCAAAGTCAAGAATATAAAGAAATGCAGTTTAAAAGGGAAAAAGAAGGAATGCTAAATATTTCTAATTTTTTAAAAGATTTACTAAATCAATAAGACAATGGCAAATTGTAAAAAAGGTACAGAATTTGGATGTTGCTGTAATTGTATTTATCAAACTCCTGTTGTAGGTCATCCTGCAAATAGATTCATAGGTCGTGGAAGTATTATTGAACCATTTGGATTTATTTGCAATGGTTTAAAATCAGAAGGTGAGAATTTATCTGTATTTTTTGAGATACCACATGGATTCTGTGAATTGTATTATTCTAAACAACTAGAAAATGACAACTAAACAAACGGCAGTAGAATGGTTGGTAGAACAAATTTTGGTAAAATATGAGGACTATATGAATGATGACTATGAATTTGATTTTAGCAAACCACCTAAAATTAGTTTTTACAATGCTTTCATTGATTCAACAGATTTATCTGTATATGTCAATAAAGCCAAACAAATGGAGAAAGAGCAGATAAAGGATGCCTTTACTGATGGGTGTATTGGAGAATTGTATGAGCTAAATGCTTATTATACATCAGAAAAATATTACAACAAAACTTATAATGTTAAAGATATTTGACAATTAGCAGTAAAATGTAAAATATGTTTAATGTTATTTATATGCAATAGGGTATAAAAGATTAACATATTTAATTTTTATATGAGATAAGGTATAATGAGAAACGAACACGAACATAAACTCCAGGTGGCAATTTGCAAATGGTTAGAATGGACTCAAGACTTTTACTATTATGCTATTCCAAACGGAGGCGCAAGGCATAGGCTTGTTGCAATCAAATTAAAAATGGAAGGAGCAAAGGCTGGAGTGGCTGATATGTTTTGGATGGTTTCTAATAAACGATGGAAAGGTTTATTTGTTGAGGTTAAAATTGAGAAAGGAACTCAGCAACCAAACCAAAAAGCATTTGAGCAGATAGCAATTAATCACGGTTATTATTATGCGATTGTACGAAGCATTGAGGATTGTGAAAGTTTAATTCGTAGATTTAGATTGGATGAGATATGAAATCAATTAATTCATTAAGCGGAGGCAAGACATCGAGTTACCTTGCTTATCATTACCCAGCTGATTATAATCTATTTTCTTTAATTAGAATTGAGGATAAAAGATGCACTCCAAAAGATTTAAAACTAGTTCAATTTATTTCAGATAAGATAGGTCAAGAGTTTATAGCAACTGCGGAATCGGATATAACTTTAAAGGCAGTTATAGATTTAGAGCAATTAATAGGAAAAGAAATTATATGGGTAACGGGAAATACTTTTGAAGAAGTTAATCGAAAAGCAACTGGAGGAAAAGGATTACCAAATCAACAATGGAGATTTTGCACAACCGAAATGAAGATGCGACCTATTTGGGATTGGTGGTTTAAACACATTGGAGAAAAAGTAAAGATGGGCATTGGATTTAGATACGATGAAATGGAAAGAGCAGAAAGGTTTAGTACTTCATTCAAGGGAATAATAGGTAAGCAAGGGGGGGGGGTACGAAACAAGTGGGAAGAAATAGAATGGCGAGAAGGTTATTTTCCATTGATAGAAAATAGAGTTACTCATTACGATGTTAAGAAATGGGTCGATACAACTCAATTGATATTCCCTGATGACTCAAATTGTGTGGGATGCTTCCATAAGCCATTACAACAATTAAGAAAGAATTGGGATTTAGAAACTAAAAAGATGCAATGGTTTGCAGACCAAGAAACAAAATCTAAACGATTTAAAAAGGAAGGTACTTACGAACAATTTAAAAAAATAGGATTGCAACAAGACTTTTTCTTTGGAACTGGAAGCGGATGTCAAGCTGGATATTGTACTGATTAAATGAACGAGAATTATAAAAAGGCTATTGATTGGATTACAATGAGAATACAACGACCTACAATCCAAGTAGTTATTGAAGGCGCAACGTATTTAGATTTAAATTTTAGCCTTGAAATAAACCTAAATAGAATCAAAAATAATAATGGTAGTTCAAGACCAGCATACCATCAGACAAAAAAAATCAAGGATTATTTGGAAAAGCACGGATTATAATGTAAACTTTGCATATGGAAAAGATTAATTATCAAGGAGTTATCAAAGAAGAGGTCAATCATCCTGAGCATTATCAAGGGAATGGCATCGAGGTAATTGATATAATTGATGCATTTGACTTAAACTTTAATCTTGGAAACTCAATTAAGTACATACTGCGAGCCGATAAGAAAGGATTTAAAAAGAAAGATTTAAGTAAAGCAGTTTGGTATTTAAATCGGGAACTCGAAAAGTGGAAAGGTTAATTTGGGAAGCCATTGCGGTTGGAATAATCGAGGTGGCTTTTATTGTTTATTTTATTTTTGAAATAATCAGAAAATCAAAAGAATGACCAGGTCGCAAATCATTGAGGAACTTTACAATTCAAAGGAGATTAAGCAAGCCTTGATGAAAATGCAACCAGCAAACTTGAGGGAAGAACTAAAGCAAGAAATGTTTTTAAATCTTTGCTCAATAACCGAAGACAAATTTTGGTCGATATACAATAACAACGGAACGAGTGGATTAAAATATTGGTTGGTCAGATGTATGCTAAATATGATTTATAGTACTGGAATGAATCAACCATTCTTTAGACATTTCAGAGCCAAGTTTGAAAGCATTGATGAGATTCACGAATTAGTGCAGATTGAGGATGAATCAAAGGAATACAAAGAAAAGCTATTTAATCGAGTGGAGGTAGCACGAAAAGAACTATCTTGGTATGAGGATATGCTACTCGATACATACGTTGAATTGAATTTTAATCAAACAGAGATTTCGAGAAAGACTGGTATTCCATATATGTCGATAGTCAAAACGATTTCAAACATTAAAAAGAAGATAAGAGATGAAGCCTGATGAGAAAGCAAAAAGTATGTTAATTAATGCCTTGTATTTTTGTGGCAATAAAGCACTTGCTTTTGAATTAGCTTTGTACATTTGTTCATTATTACTTGAGCAGAAATTAAAAGCAGATGATAAGGCTTACTGGAGTTTAGTTAAGGATGAAATTTACCAATCAAATAGATGATAACTATAATCGCAGCCGTCTCCTTTGCCGTCTTTTTTACAATGACTAATTTATATCAGTCATTTGGACTAAACTTTAAACCGTTTAGTTGCACTCCTTGTCTAAGTACCTGGAGCGCTATCGTTTTAATTGTAGTTCCTTTGCAGTTCCAAGAATGGATTGCTATCGTGTTTAGTTCAGGAATATTAGGAGCAGTAATTTTTAGATTAATTAACAAACTATGACCGAGCAAGAGATAGCATTTATAGAAGCCAACATTATAAACTTTGAGGCAGTCGCTTTAGGGTTTACTAAAAACATTGACCGAGAAGTACTTGAAGAATATGCGAATCTATATCGTAAATATGTCAACAAGGATTTTAATTTTAATTCGTGGTGTGGCTCTTGTGTATTTGATATGCTCAAAAGATTGTCAGCACATTACGAAGGAATAAAGTATATTGCAAAACTCAACCAACAAAAACCAAACGATGTCAAAACTAAGAATCTGCGCAGTCGGAAGTAGACATTCAGGAGTCACTTACCATCGATTAGCATTACCATTATCCGTAATGAAAAAGGAGTATTGTATTATCACGGATACAATGACCGAAGAGATGCTTATTGAGAAGTCAATAAACGTGGTTGTCGTCAATCGTTTTTGCGAATTGATACCATTGCCCGATTTGTTAAAATGGAAGGCTAAGATTGGCTTTAAATTGGTTGTCGATATTGATGACTATTGGGAGTTGTTCAGCCAGCATTTATCTGCGCCTACCTATCGGTCTTTAGGAGTCACTCAAGTAATAAAGAATTATATTAAAGTTGCTGATGTTGTAACGACAACTCATAATCGATTGAGAATTGAGATAGTAAAGATAAATCCTAACTGCTTTGTTTTGCCTAATGCTTTGCCGTTTGATAAGGACCAATTTACTGCGACAAGAAATGTTAATGAATTAGTTACCATTGCGCATACGGGAAGCATCACTCACTTCCCTGATATGAGGCAGTTAAAGAATCCGATTAGAGAATTAGCAAAGTCTAAATCATTTAGAGAATCGACACGGATGCTTCTTTGCGGATGGAATAAGTTTAATGAATTTCATTGGAAGCAGATGGGCGATTGGTTTACTGCTGGAGAGAAACTAAACTATAAGATTCTTGAATCAATGCCCGTAGATTTGTATATGAATTTTTACCAAGAGGCAGATATATTACTTGCGCCTTTATTAGATAATAAATTTAATCGGTTAAAATCAAATCTAAAGGCATTAGAAGCTGGAGCTAAACGGATTCCATTTATGGCTATGAAACGAGCGCCATACGATGATATTCCAACGGTATGTTGGGTTGATAATTGGGAACGAGATATTAAACGAATGGCATTTAGTTCACAAATGAGAACAGATTTTGGCGAGTCAAATGCTGAATATGTTCGGGAGCATTACGATTTATTTAAAATTAATGAGCAGCGTTTTGCTATATATTCTAAACTACTTGATTAAAATATGGCACACGTTGAACAACAAAATTATTTAATCAGTATTAAAAACAAATTTCCCTCATTTTTTACGGGAGTAAAAGTTTTAGATATAGGCTCATTGGATATAAATGGAAACAATCGATATTTATTTACTGATTATCATTATACTGGAATTGATATAGGCGAAGGACCAAATGTTGATATTGTTTGCAGAGGTCATGAATTTAAAAGCAAAGATAAATTTGATGTTGTTATTAGTTCGGAGTGTTTTGAACATGATGAGTACTGGGATAAGACAATGCTCAATGCTATTAATCTTTTAAAGGTTGGTGGTATGTTTGTTTTTACTTGCGCAACGGATGGAAGAGCTGAACACGGGACAAGAAGAACATCTCCTCAATGTAGTCCATTTACAAGCAATCTTGAGAATGATTATTATATGAATTTAAATGAAAGTTTAATTCGTGAAAAAATAGATATTGAAAAGCATTTTAGTGTATTTGAATTTCAGACAAATACAATAGGAATGTGCGACCTTTACTTTATAGGATTTAAAAAATGAATATCACAACAACCAAACTGACCGACATAAAGTCGAATCCAAACAATCCGAGAATTATCAAGGATGACAAATTTAAAAAGTTAGTAGCATCGATTAAAGAGTTTCCTCAGATGCTATCTTTAAGACCTATTGTCGTTAACGATGATATGATTGTATTGGGTGGCAATATGCGACTAAAGGCTTGCAAGGAAGCTGGACTCAAAGAAGTTCCAGTAATAAAGGCGAGTGATTTAAATGAGGACCAACAAAAGGCATTTATAATTAAAGACAATGTTGGCTATGGAGAATGGGATTGGGATATGCTTGCCAACGAATGGGATGCTGAAGAATTAGTTGAGTGGGGGTTAGATGTACCCGTATTTGATGTTAATGATTTAGGAAGCGAAGAAGAAGATAATTACGATGTACCTGATGGCGGATTAGAAACAGATATTGTTTTAGGAGATTTGTTTGAAATTGGTCCACATCGTTTGCTTTGTGGTGATTCAACAGATAGTGATTCAGTTGCTAAATTAATGAATGAAGAAAAAGCTGATATGGTTTTTACTGACCCTCCTTATGGTGTTAGTTATCAATCAAATATGAGGACCAAATCAGAAAAATTTGAAGTATTAAAAAATGATGATGTTTTTATAACTGAATGGATTAATAATTTACCATTATTTACAAATGGATTTGTTTTTGTTTGGACATCCTGGAAAGTTTTAAAAGATTGGATTGAAATTTGTTCACAAATTGGAGAATTATCAAATTTAATTGTTTGGGATAAAGGTGGTGGAGGTATTGGAGATTTAAAAAAAACATTTCTAACTGATTTTGAAATTGCATTAGTATATCATAGAGGCGCTGAAATTAAAGGTAAACGATTAGGCAGTGTTTGGAGTGTTGGAAAAGATGGGGCAAATAAATATTTACATCCAACTCAAAAGCCAGTTGGATTAGCATCGATGGCAATTGAAAATATATTACCAATTAATAAAATATGTTTAGATTTCTTTTTAGGTTCAGGCTCAACAATGGTAGCTTCGCATCAGCTTAATCGGAAATGCTATGGAATGGAACTTGACCCTAAATACTGCCAGGTAATAGTTGACCGAATGATTAAGTTAGACCCAACATTAGTAATTAAAAGAAACGGAGAGATATGGCAAACGAACAAAATTTAGTAAGTTTCAAGAAAGGTCAATCAGGGAATCCAAATGGTCGACCAAAGAAATACGTTACGCTATTAAAAGAATCAGGTTATAATATGACCGAGATTGGAATAACAATTCGTAAAATGCTTGCTATGAATATTGAGCAACTTAAAGAGATATTTGATAATCCACAAAGTTCAATATTAGAAAAGACAATCGCTGGAGCAATGAACAAGTCTTTAAAGAATGGCTCTTTGTATTCAATAGAAACTTTATTAAGTAGAGTATTTGGAAAGCCAAAAGAATCGGCTGATATAAAACAAGATACTGAAATAACTATAAAATTTGCCAATGGAGATTATCCTACCGACTCCACACGAGGCGCAGAAGAAAGTATTACAGAGCAAGGCGAGGTTTAGAGTGCTTATGTGCGGGCGAAGATTTGGCAAGTCATTGATTAGCCAGGTCATCACTTGCGTGGAGGCATTACAAGGAAAGTCAGTAGCTTACATAACTCCGACTTATAAATTAGCCAAAGTCTTTTTTGATGATATTGCTTTAATACTTCCGCCTGAAGTAGCAACTTCTAACATATCAGATTTGACTTTTAAATTGGCTACGGGTGGAGTCATTCGATTCTTTACTGGCGAGCGATTAGATAATCTTCGTGGTTTAAGATTTCATTACGTTATTATTGACGAAGCATCTTACATTCCAAATTTAGAGAATGGATGGAATAATGCTATAAGACCTACCTTAACCGATTACAAAGGCAAGGCGCTATTCCTATCAACTCCAAGAGGTAAGAATTATTTTTATTCTTTATATTTAAAAGGATTAGAAGCAAACGGAGAATGGGAATCGTTTAAATATTCGACATACGACAATCCTTATATTGCAAGTTCTGAGGTTGATTCAATTAAGCAATCAGCAATTCCCGTAGTATTCGAACAAGAATACATGGCTAACCCAGCTGAGAACGCTGCGAATCCATTTGGTAGCGAGGCAATACGTAAGTGTACAGCGGACTTATCTACCAATATTGTTAAATGTTACGGAGTCGATTTGGCAAAGTATTCAGATTGGACCGTAATTATCGGTTTAGATAATAGTGGCAATGTGGCTTATTATGACCGATTTCAGAAGGATTGGGCAAGCACTCAGAACATAATCCGCAATTTACCAAAAGCACCTATGTTAATTGATAGTACTGGAGTAGGCGACCCAGTAGTCGAGCAATTGCAACGGGAAGGGATGGATATAGAAGGGTTTAAATTTACAAGTCAAAGCAAGCAGGAATTAATGCTTGGTCTTCAAGTGGCAATACATCAGGAACGGGTACACTATCCTGAAGGAATGATTAAAAATGAATTAGAAGTTTTTGAATATCAATATACATCACACGGAGTAAAGTATTCAGCGCCAACGGGATTTACCGATGACTGCGTTTGTGCTTTAGCATTAGCTTGGCGCAAGTTTGATTTTAAGTCAGGAACGGGCAGATACAACTTTGTTTAATTAGCTATTTATAAATATGAACTGGAAAGATGTCACGGTATGGCAATGGCAACAAATTCAAAACCTACTTACAAAAAGGGAAGGTTTGACCGAGTTAGATATTGCAGTAAAGTCATTAGAGATTTTAACATATCAAACGGAAGCACAAATTGATTCTTTAAGTATTAAGGAATTAAATGAGCAGTTAAAAGAAATTACATTTATTACCGAGTCAGCACCAACTCCAAAGCCAAGTGATTATATTAAGGTTGGTAAAAAGCGTTATAGGTGCGTTTATGATATTCGTAATATCCCGTATTCAAGATACTTAGAAACTAAGTTTTTTGGGGATGACATTATAAACAACTTGCATAAGATTGCTGCTTCAATGGTTATGCCTATGAAGTTGACCTGGCGAGGTTGGAAGGTAGCTAAGTACGATGCAAGCAAGCACGAAGAATATGCCGAAGATTTATTATCGGGTAGCTTTGAATCGGTTTATGGAAGTGTGGTTTTTTTTTGTCAAGTATTCAGCGAATCGATAGTGAGTTTAAAGGATTATTTGAAAGAGGAGTTGATGAAGAGCGGGATGGAGAAATTAGAAGCAGAGGTAACGATAATGGCTTTATGCAACGTTATGGATGGATTTACCAAGCTACCATCATTGCCGAACACGAAAGAATAAATTTAGCAGATGCTTTTGAGTTGCCAACGATTCAAGCATTAAACGATTTAAGTTATATCAAGGCAAAGAATAGTTTTGATAGAGAGCAAATGAAACAGATATATGGCAAGCATTCTTGAGGCACAAAAAGCATTAGGGGAAAATTTTGATGTAGGGGGAATAGGTAGGCAAGGTCAATTGCAATTAAATGCAGTTGAAAAAGTGATGTATGATGCTGCGACTAAGTTTATTGGTTTGGCTCAACAAAGAATAAATGCAAAGAAAAAAGTTGATAGGGGAAATTTAAGTGATATAACGGTTTCAACTATTCAGAAATCAGGAAATAAATATTCGTTAACAATTGGTTATGATAAATCAAACCCAGCATCTGAATATTATGATTTTCAAAACAAAGGAGTAAAAGGATTAAAAAGCGGTCAACCAAATTCGCCTTATAAATTTAGAACGTTAAGCGTTTCTAAAAATATGGTTGAGGCAATTCTTCAATGGTATTTAAGGCATAAGAATTATATTAGAAGAGAAGACCAAAGAAAAGGATTAACTCCATTACAAATAAAAAGGAAAACGATTTCAAATGTGGCTGACCCTAAAATTAAATTAAGGCAATTAGCAACTAATACAGCTAAGAATATTAAGAAAAAAGGAATAGGCAGAGTAGGGTTTTTTGATGATAATTTAGACAAAGCATTTGGACAAGAGTTCCAAGCAAAATTAGCACAAGCATTAGGACAAGATATAGCATTAACAATAACACAAACATTTAAGAAATAATGGCAACAAGCGTATACGTTCCACCATCTTACTCATCGGCTCATGATAGTTTATGGCATATAGCAACTTCAGGAAATGTATCAGAATCATCCTTCAAATATGTATTTGATTTACAAATTGGTGGCGCAACCGTTGCCACACTTAAAAATTATCCCGACTCAGGAAACTATGGTGTACTTGATGTCGCTCCCATTGTC